GTAGCCATAGGACTGACGATGTCGCCGACGTCGTCGAACGACACCTGATAACGCAAGGAGACAGCTCTCGCCAACGCTGCAGAGTTCGCCCCATACATGTACTCACGCATCGTGTCACTCGCAGACACAAAGCGCTCATGCCACTGAGGATCATCAGCAGACAATGACATCGACCACCGCTCAATTCGCTTCACCGGGTCTGGCAACAGCACGACCTCCTGATTCAACTCGTCAATCAAGACAAAATTGGAAGCGTAATAAGGAGCAGTCGTCTGATACGTCTTCGCCCCCAAATTGAACACCTCAGCCATAGTGGCAACTGCCGTTTCTGGACAACCAACCCTGTTGGCGCAAACCAACGAATCGTCACCCATAAACACTGCCCACGCGACTTGAGTTCCGCGGTAAGCGTAAGTTACGCTCAACACATTAAGAATGACGTTACCAAAAGCCGTCGTGGCATCGCCAGATTTGCGCTGATACATGACATGCAAAGACAAACCCAGAGCAACGCTCCGGATAGAACACTCCACATGACCATCAACCCACTTTTCCAACATCTCTTCGTTCAAGCCCAACTGTCGAAAGACAAACTCTTCCAGCTTAAACACGAACCTTCCCTGTGATTTGTCATACTTGGAGAAGTCATTCTCAAGGTACGTGACCTTTGACCCAAAGGGATGAGCCTGCTGAATAAACTGCTGTATGTCGGCAGTGTCCTTCAACAAGTTCACATGATAATTAGGTTTAAGCAACAGCATAAACCTGCGAACCAACATACGAAACATCGAACTATACAAAGCTGACAAAGCCTTCTCATGATAAACAATCACCTGAGGCTCAGTCCTGGATTCGATCGGTTTGGTCGACAACGTTGGCTTAACATCAGACTTCAACATCGCGATGTAATCGCTGACGGGCATCTCGGCCAAGGCCTGAGACTTCTCCTCCAACTCCGCCTTTGCCATGCGCAACTTATCCGGAGTAGCCTGCTGTGCCCACTCCTTCAGACCCTGTTCTGTCAGCTCGACCGGATCATTCTGAAACTTCTGTAACAGCTGTCGAGCCTCCGGCACACAAGCTTCGGTCAAAAACACGTTCCAAACGTCTTTAATCATCTCTTCTTCGTCCTGAGGAAGGGAAACCTGCGGCGCATTCAAATTTCTAGCTGCCATCGAAGACAACAACTCTTGCAACGTACCCTGCCGCTTCGGAACGTTAAGTGCCTGCAAGCGACTCTTGTAATACGACCTCGGACGAGGCGCATCACCGAAATACGTCGGCAGCTTCAAATAAGGTGCCGCCAGAGTCCGATCCTGAGGATCCAACGAAATGCTGGCAGTGTCATGCTCCAAGTTCTGCAACCCAACTGCCGGACACACCTTCGTATACAACTCATTCAGAGTGTAAACAGGGTCCGGATCCGGATCAAAGTTGACCC